CCAGCACACCGTGAGAGCAACTTCTCCACCTCCGCGACTGCGGCCCGGTAGGCAGGCTCCGCGGCCGTCGGGGGCTCACCCCACGCCAGCACGCACGAACCCAGCCGTACGGCCTCCAGCTCAGCGACGTCCGCTGCGTCCATCCACTTCAGCCCAGGGTAGGGGAGCTGAGCGAGCTGCCGGGGCAGATCGCAAAACACCCTCACCCGCCCGCCCTGCTCGTAGAAGTAGTACCCCACGAACAGGAACGGGTTGGTCCGCAGCATGTCCCGCAGCGACGGCACGCTGTGGCATCGGTACTGCTCCAGCTTCACCGTGAAGCCCATCGACACCCCAGCGCGCTCCACCGCACTCGCCACCGCGACCTCGTCGATCGTCTTCTCCTCGTCCAGATGCGCAAGCGCACGACGGATGCACACGTCCATCAGCACCCCGTTGACCTTGCTCTGCAGCGGCGCACCGGACGGCCCGCCGTGGTACCACCACCGCACGAGGCTGCCCGCTGTCACCACCGGACGGCCCCGCATGTAGGTGAACCACAGCGCGGCGGACTCCGCGTCCACCTTCGCCAGCTCCCGCTCAATCGCCTCATGCACCGCAAAAGTCACACGCCCATGCTGCGTCAGATCGAAGCTGCTGCAGTCCAGAGCAAACACGTGCAGCCTTCCGGCCGCATCAATGATGCCCACCCACGAGTCATCGCCCATGTGGACGAACGCTCTACCCGTGGTCCGCAGCTGCCCCTCCATTGCATCCACCAGCTCCTGCGCCCCCCCCCGCGTCAACTTCACTCCGCTGTACGAGTGAAACCGCTCCGGGTCGTCAAGCACGCTGCGCGCCTGCCCGTCCAGGACCTGCGTGGCGCGCTGCATGATGAACAGTATCGGACGGGGGAAAACGTTGTAGAATCTCATCTCCGCGTCGTAAATCTTGGCGAGCTTGTAGTAGTCCGCCTTGCACCTCCCCAGGCATGTGACGTATGGGGCGGTCTCCGCGTCAGCGGCCATGCCCTTCACCCACGCCAACACCCCGTCCAGGCCTCCACGCTCGAAAGCCCTGTGCACCTGAATGGACAGGCTGTCGTATATCTGCGTCACGAGCTCGGCCGCACGTCCCTCGAACTTGCCCATCACCGGCAGGCCGTTGGACGACTTCAGGTTTACGAAGATGGGGTGCGTGTCGCTCCCCAGCTTGTGCGCCGTCAGATCCATCGCCTCCACCAGCTCCAGGCCTGTGCTGCGCAGCGACACTCGCGCCTCCTCCGCGGTCACGGGGCGCAACCTGCGCACGTCGTTACCCTTCGGGAAGTACTTGATGACACGGCCCAGCGTCTGCACCGGACCAGCGTCCGCGTACACAGTCTCGACCGCACGCTTCACGCACACAGCTTTGTCCAGAAACTCCCAGCCCATCTCCACCACGGTCGGCAGCACGCTGAGCACCTCGCCCTGCAGCCGCTTACCATGTACAGAACGCTTCCGCAGCGTCAACGACTTCGCCTGGTCCACCGAGTACGGCGCCGGCGACTTCCTTGCCAGCACCCACGGGTCCACGCTTTGCGACTTCGCCACCACAATCGTGTTGCCTATCTCCATCGACAAGCCACCCAGCCGAGCCTGCAGGTAGTGCAAATCCTTCCCCACGCTCTTGATCCGCTCCGACTCCGCGCCATTCGGCGGGGCGTAGTAGCCGTCAGTGTTCGTGAGGGAGAGTGCCATCTGTGCCTGCGTGAGAGGGAATCTCGGGGCGACGTTTGGGTTTGACATTGTCATTGAGAGGGCGCGCTCACAATTTTGTCCGGGTTGTGTCCCGGGGCCTTGCGGCCATATTTCCATCGCAGATGCTCCCCCTCACTTACCATCCGCAAGATACACTCCATGTGCACATGCTGGATAGCTCATTTGGGCGATCATCTTTG